GATCTTGGTGAGTAAACATGAGATCTCCCTGGTATACTACACCAGGTTTAATACCCAACTTAGAGAATTCATTTAGAGCCATAATGAGTTTGGTTGACAAATCACCCTTTGTATCGGCTTTGATTTCGGCTGCCGTCTTATATATTTTAGGATTTTTGTTAAAGATACCCTTCTTAGCTACAAAGAACTTACCGTCCCTGGGATCAACACCTGCAAAAATAGCAGGAGCTCCATCAAACTTAATTGAAGCACTCACGTGTTTACCTTCATGGCCTGCTAGCATGTTTCGGATATCACGTAAGAAATTAATAGACTTCCTAGCACCCTTTACACCATGATTGAACAATTCGTCTTCAATGTGCTCCATGTGAGTATTTTGCTGTTCAATTAAATATGTATTGAATTTTTTCATTGTTATATTCTCTAACTGTAAAATGAAATTAAATCACCCAAGAGCGGGCCTTTTTCTACTATATTTCTTATATATGTACTGCCATTGGGTTTATTTTCTATTTTAACCCTGAGCTCAAGCAAAGTCTTTTGTTTCTTTTTATCTTTAATTAAAATTTTTGGTTTACCTGCTGTATCTTTAATCTCAGCTATCAAAGATAAACCAATTAATGCATCTTTAATAGCTGAAAAATTATATACCTTAGCATCAGATTTATCTAAATGAACTAAGGTTACATTTTCTTCATGTAGAGTGGCAAAATAATCAATTGCTTTACCTAAATGTTTTAATATATTGTCTTTATTTCTTGTATTTGTAACACTCCTGTTAAAGAACGATGCACTATGTTTATATGTTAAATATAGTGCTTTTTCTGGCATATTTTTTTTTAAATGATCATTATATTTATTTTCTAAAGATGATACGTCAGCATTAAAGAGTTTTTTATGAAATTCCTTTTGCTTTTCGAACTCAACACCACTTATTTGACCAAATTGTTTTACTGAGCCTGCTTTTAATGAAACGTTAATATTAGTTGGTACTTTATCAACTAATACTTTAACATCTACTTTTGTGCTAGATTGACCGCCGCCCAATAGCCCTAAACCATCCGATATAACTTCAATATAGTTATATCTATTATTCTCATAAAGTAATTTACTCCACGCTTGAACAGTTTTACCATTTGCATATTTTACAGATGATGTAAAGAGATTAGATAAAGCGGCCCACTGTGTTTTATCTAATAAAGCTTTCATATTAACATCACCTAAAGATAGATAAAATCTAACATCATCTACTATTTTTGGGTTTTGATTAATTGATTTAAATTCTTCATCTCTTGTTTTACCAGTACCTGATTTTATAAGTTTAAGTATATTTTTAATATCTAACTCATTTATATCTCTATTTTTGTTAACAAATCTAGCTGTTATAGCTGCACCGAAGATACCTTCGGCTATATCACCGCGGTTGCCAGAGGCACCAGACTTTGGTTTTGAAAAACTACCAGCGGTTAATTCCTTATTATCTTCACTTATAAGTATTACAGAATTAGCTTCTTTAAAGTTATTATTTTTAACATGTTCAACCCACTCATTTAAGGCTTTTTCATTTTCTTTTGATTTTTTTATCTTATACTTCTTTTTGTTCCATTCCAACAAATAACCATTTGTTTTCATAGAAGATTGAACTTCATTCAAAAAAGCCGCTACATATTTATTTAAATCTGTTGCTGTTCTTAATAGGGCCATAAACTTACTCCTTGCTTAAGAGTATTTATATCCAATCTGGTTTGGCCCTATTAGTCCAAGTATGTAAGTCTGTTTTACCTTTAGAATAGTATTCTCTGTAATTTGTAATCGGATCATCACTCACTATATACTCTTCTGGCATAGCACATGGCATTTTAGTCATATCCCAATCACGTAAACCATGAGGAGGATTCTGTACAGTAAGACCTAATTTGATAATACTTTTATGGCGCTTGTCATATCGGTGAGTATATTCATCACCTAGAGCAAAGAAGTGTTCTACCAACCAAAGATAGTTTTCAACCGATTCCCTGGCCCAAACCGAACTAGGATGATTAACATGAGTAGCCTTATATAAAATATCATCCCTAGAATCTTCAAGTATGTAATTTTTGTATTTCCTACCATTCTTAATACTATCTATTTGTTTACCATCTAATACTCGGTGGGCAGTACATAATAGTTGGGCAGTTTCTAGTATCATCTTCACTACATGCTTATCTACCAACCATTGAGCAGATACGTTAGGTGACTCATCTAGATAGAATATGTTCATTATAGTCCATCCTTATCTGGAGCGGACGGTGGGAATCGAACCCACTGTCCTTTGATGTTGGTACTCCCGAGAGGACTCGAACCTCTAACCTAACCGTTATGAGCGGTCAGCTCTAACCATTGAGCTACAGGAGTAAAATGGTGATCCCTGCTGGACTCGAACCAGCGACCCACTGATTAAAAGTCAGTTGCTCTACCAACTGAGCTAAGGGACCTTAAACTGGTAGGCACGGCGGGACTCGAACCCGCAAGGTTTCCCGTCAAATTTTAAGTCTGATGCGTTTACCGATTTCGCCACGTGCCCTTAATTTATTAACCCTTTAATAATATAAAGTATTATTAAATTTGTAAACAATATTGTCATACCAAACCGGATCATCTTCCTTAAGAATTTCCAGAGGAGCAAGACCAAGTTCACGCTTAGCAGCATATGCTTCAACCGTAAACCGCTTTTTCAATTGGGTCTTAAACTTGCTCATTGTAAAAGGGCTAGTGGAATACTTAAAGCGGCCAAGGAACATCCGTTCTGACCAAGGAGTGTTCCAGCCATCCGGTGCATAATAGATAGAGTTACCATCTTTCAGGATGTTTTCATTGGTGAAGTTAGTCATGGTAGGTTGTCCTTTTGTTTAAACCTTATACTATTATAATAACACACTGGTTTGAAAAGTAAACAACTAATTTACATTTTTTAAAATATTTTTTTCATGTATTTGATCACTGACTTGATCCCAGACTTGCCACTCGACTTGGTTCTTGACTTGCCATCTGACTTGATCCCTGAATTGATACCAGACTTGATCATAAACTTGATACCAGACTTTATTCAAGACTTTATTCTTGACTTGATTACTAACTTGACTTTTAAGTGGTTTCATGTATTTGTTTTTCGACTTGATCCCTGACTCATTCTTTACTCAGTAATATCTGGTATATCCTCTAAAATAAATCTAGGAGTGAAACCTTCAAATGATGTTTCATCTATATTATCGAAAACATCTTCGGCTTCTTCCCTGTCGGTACATCTAAACACTGCTATATCCTGGGACTTTTCAATGATTGTATATACACCATCATTAAAGATAAGTATATAGCTTTCACTTGCTTGGATGAATTCCATTAGTTCCACTCCTCAAAGACTGTTTTCTTGTGCCTATGAATATTTTCTTCTACAAATGTTGTATTATCCATTACTGGTATATCCTCTTGTGCATAATCTTCAATATCGTATAGTTTCATCTTAGATTTATCAATACCTATCAAACATCGCTTGTTGGTTGATATATCACTATATCTATTCTTCAACTGTTTGAATTGGATTTGACCTTGTTCTTCTAATTCATCACTTGTTATAGCCGCGATCATAAAGTCAACCGTCTGGGGAAGACCAAAGCTTTCACTAGTATCAGTAAGATCTACATCAGAATTTGAAAAGCCTGTTCTGTTTGTTTGAGTAGCACTTACAACAGGTACATTAAACTCTACAGACAACCCTCGTAATTCTTCGGCAATTGCCTTAATAATAGTATATGAATTAGCGGTAGAACCAGCCTTAATTCTAGATGAAGCACAGATGTTGATATAGTCAATATAGATAATATCAGGTACAAACTTCTTCTTAAGCTTCAATTCATTCAAAAGATGTCTGAAATGATTAGCACCAACTGAAGACGTAGGATATTCCTTGATAATAAGCTTACCAATTTTACCTGCATTAATCTTTTCAAGTTTTCTTATGTACTGATCTTTATCCAGGTCTTCAAGCTTATCCAATGGAACATTCATCAGATTAGCATCAATTCGTTCGGCAATTCGTTCTTCAGCCATTTCCAATGTGATATAAAGAACACTTTTGTTATCCATTAGATTATTTGCAGCTTCATTGCACATAATCAAAGTCTTACCGGTACCAGTACCACCCATGATAAGATTTAGTGTCTTGCTAGGGAAACCGCCTCGAGTAATTTTATTGAGCCATTCTAATGAAAGTGGTATTCTACTCTGAACACTATGATAAAAGTCATATCTAGCCTCAGCATCATCAATAAAGTCATGACCGATGTGATTATCAAACGAAACAGCCAAAGCATCTTGTAATAGATTAGGTATAGAACCACGAGATTCATCACCTTCACCATCTATGATACCAATTGATTTCATAATGGCATTATAGATTGCTTTATCTCTACAGAATTCTTCAGTCTTATCTATTAGCCAATCATCTTCTACATCAAGCTTTTGGTCTAACTTTTTGATAACATCTACTGTTTGATCATAAACCTGCTGATTAACACTAATATCATCCAAGTCAATTAATAGAGCCTCAGAAGATGGTCTGTTATTATACTTTTCAAAATATTTATTAATGAGTGTAAAAGTTAGCTTGTTATGATCACCCGTGAAGTAATCTAGTTTGATATAAGGTAAAGTTTTTCGTATGAAGTTATCATCATTAATAAGTTTATTGAGAATAATTTCTTCAATATTATTCAACTAAGTCCCCCTCGAACTCAATAATAGATCCGCCGCCGATTTGATAGCCCTTTTTAATGTATTCTTTGAAGTCTGTATCATTAAGAATAGGCTCCCAGAACTCAGACTTAAGTGTGTCTTTTATCCGTACCTTTGGATCAACCAATTCACCCGTCTCACGGTCTACTCTACAGTACCAACCATTACTAGGCTTAGCGACATACTCACCTGCTAGAGCAACATCAAGTAAACCAGACCATTGTTCAACACCACCGTCCCATGATACAGTGATGGGAATTTTTGACTTTTCCTTAACGTACCGAGACTTTTCAACATTAATGACAAATTCATATGCAGTGACTTCTTGTCCAGTCTTCTGTTGACGCCGACCCAAAATCCAAATGTTATCCGCTGAATATGTGATCCCCGTGCCGCCAGATACAATAGCCTTAGGGAATAGACCCATTTCCATATATGTATGATTTACAGCAATCAATGGGATATTCTTCATATTGAGATATGGTGTACACATGCGGAACAAGCCCTTCAAGGCTTTTGCACGAGACATATCAGCAACTGATTTCTCATTGATAGCATCTTCAAGTTCCTTTTTAGATGCAAGGTTGCCCACTGAGTCAATCACAACACATACTCGATCATCACGTTCCAAATTATCAAGTTGCCCTATGAGATCGAACTTAAGTTCTTCAACATTAGTAATTGGAGTATGCAAAACTCGAGAAGTATCAATACCAAATGTTTCAAAGTATGTCTGGGGTGAACCAAACTCTGAGTCATAGAACAACAAGACTGCTTCAGGATATTTCTTAAGATAAGCCGAAGCCATAATAAGAGCAAATGAAGTCTTGAAGTGCTTAGAAGGACCAGCCAGGACAGTAAGACCCGGTGTCAAACCACCATCAACTTCACCTGATAGTGCCACATTGATCATAGGTACTTCTGTTGGAATAAAATCTTTTTCATTGAAGAACTTAGACTCTGATAAAATAGATGTATGATTTAATTTAGAGTTCTTCTTTAGTTTGTCCATTACATTCATTAATTATTCCCTTTATTGGTTAATTCTTGTCTATACTATAATAAAACCGTGTAGTTGTAAATACTTTATTAAACATATTCTTGCCAAGTACCTGGTTTATCAAATGTCATAAACAAGCGCCAGTCATAACCACGGCGCCTATTCTTTTTGTATGGTTTCTTATAACGATTTTCAACTATCCACTGTTCACCGTCTATCAGAATACCACATACCAAATGTCCTTCACCTGTTTCTGTATTACAAATGATGGCACTTACATGTTCTCTGGGATGTCCTTTATGAATGAACAATTCAGCACAAGTCAAAGCAAAGCCATCACAGTCATCTTGGAATTCCTCTCCAGCCATAACATCATCAGCATGAGAAGTCCAATGTTCATTCATATCATATTGCTTATCATCATGGATATAGGTGAATAGACCATGAACTTCTTTATGTATATCTCTAACTTCGTCTAGTGTTAACATTTATTCCTCCTTACAAAGAATACTCTCTGGTTCCCGTTCACACATTTCTGTATACCCTGGTACGTGATAGTCCTTAGGTTCTTCGGTTGGTGTACAAGCAAATAATGGTAGTACTATAATTGCATATTTAATCATAGAGAATCTCCGACATTTTTTTCTTAAAATTTTCTATATCTTCTGATCTATTTGGCCAATAGATATATTCCTTTTCAGATGAACTAAGATTATTTAATAGAGGTAGGAATGAATCATATAATGCATGAGCTCGAGTTTGCCAATCTTTAGCTTCTTCATCAATTGCTTTTATATCAAAAATATCATCTTCACTCATATGAGTGAATCCAAAATCATTTAATTTAGTCATACAAAAAACCTTTCCAGCGTTGATATTTTTTTATGAGACCAACCCATAGATGTTAGAATGATATCAATGGGTTTCAAATAGCCCTTCTCAAATTGCTCATCATAATCTACATAATCTAGCAAGGCAGGTAATGATGATACGTTAGCCATAACATTCTCACCCACTGGGTTGGGCATTTTCATGTAACTGAATTTGATCTTATCACCGTCTTTCACCAGTTCTACTTCCTTGGTAAGACCATGATCAACTACATATTTATTGTGCAGAGCCGCAGCCCTGACAGCAATTGGTGTACCTTTGATATATGACCAATCAGGTTTAAGGTACTCAGAGAAGTTTACACCTCGGTTGAAGCAAACTGCATCAATGTCCTGTTTTTTAAACTCGTCTCTAATTTCTTTGATATAAGACTGAATTGCTTCTTCACTTTCATTAATGATAATGTTCAGTGATTTCTTAATATAGTCGCGGCAAGCACTAGGGGTTGATGATCTAATGGCTTCAATACCCATCATCTTCAATTCGGGCTCTTTATATCTGAAGCCTTCATTGTCCCATACATTAAGAATGTACCGCTTTTTACCTGTGAAGATACCCTTCGATGCTAGCACTTCACGTTTCATAACCATCTTCTGATCATATGCATTTACATAATCAGCCAAGTCTTGGTATGAATTATCTATCATATCTTGTAATTTAGTATCACAGATCTTATCCATGAAGTTGATAACTTTGTCAGTATCAGATGTATCATCAAAGACCTGTTTAATAAGATCATCCAAACACACATAAGTAGAGTCAGTATCAACCGCTACAACATAGTCTTTGTCACTGTTGAGTATCTTATTCATATACTCATTAATTTTACCTTCTATGAACCTAATAGATAATTGGCCTGCTAAAGTAATACCTTCGGCGTTATCAATATCAAACCATCGGAATGCTACATTACCCATGGCACCATATGCCGAGTTCAATTGAATTTTCTTGGCAAGTTGAAGATTATGGAACCTAGCTATTGCATTTGCATTTTCTACAGATGGGTCTACTTCATATGCATTTTTTGCCTTCTTGAGTTCATTCTTATATTTAGTCCGATCATTATACATCCTCTCCATAATTTCAGAGAAGAAACTTTGTTTTTCTTTTGAGTAAAAAACTCTATTGGGTGTCATGGTAATATTCTGATCATGTAAATCACTTGTATCAACTTCCCGAGATAATAGATTATCAACTGTCACATGACCTATATCAGTCTCAATAGGGGGAAGTTTAGTATCAGGTCCAATATTATATTGTTGAATAAGATGAGGGTATAGACTATTCAAGTCAAATGATGCCACCCACTCATGCATACCCACAAGTGATTGTTTCACAAAGCCGCCAGCATAACTTGATCTTTTGGTGACTGCTTTCTTGAGATTAACTACTGTATTACTCTCCATAAGATGGTTATGGACAATAACATCCCAGATAAGTACCGAGCCTAATGTATCGGCAAAGTTAACCTTGGCATCGTAAGCAATAGTAAAGACCTGCATGAGATAACCCAATTTTTCTTCTAATAGGAAAATGAGTTCTGTATCTCGAATGTTATAGTCAATGAACTTTTGGAAGTCATTCTTGTATAGATTATGAAGGCTACCATGCTCTGAGTAATCTAATTTCTTGACCCCTAGTTCTACTTCCCCAATATAGTCAAGTTTATATGACTCTCTTGGATTCAGATTAAACTTTTTATAGACTTGAAGATAATCAAGAATAGTAATACCTGCTAAGTCCCAAGAAATTTCAGTGTTGTGTCCTAATTTAACTTCACGTCCTTCTACCTTATTCCACGGTGATAGCTTCATATAGCTTTCATCATCAAACAGGCGTTGCATACGGTTAATGAGATATGCAAAGTCAAACAGTTCTACATTCCAACCAGTGACTACATCAATATCAATCCGTTGCCAAAAGACAATGAACTTACGGAATAACTCTACTTCATTCTTACACTTCTCATAAACTACATTATCGGCTGCCTTATAATCATGATATGCAAAGACATAGTATTTGTTTCGATAATAAACCGTAATGGATGTTACTTCATATTCAGCCCTGGAAGCATCAGGAAAAGAACCATCATGTGAAATAACCTCAATATCAAGTGAGGCTATTCTGATCCTATTCATTTCAGGATTGATGGTAGGATATGTATCGTTGATCCAAGCATACTGCCACCGATCAAAGCCATATACTTTGCGGTTTACAATTTCTTTGGATTCATTTAGATAATTTCGTGCATCAGTGATTCGCTCGAATGTCTTTTTTGAGACTGGATCACCGTGAATAGTTTTATAGTCGCCATATGGGTCTGGTTCAAACAAATATGGGTTGACATGTACTTTTTTCTTAATACGATGCCCATGTTTATCATATCCCATGAGCAAGATCTTGTTGAAGTTTAGCTTTACATTAGTATAAAATTCAGTATGCATTTACTCTCCTTCTTTAATATATTACATTTATATACTACTATGGATAGGAAGTAAATACTTTTTGGGGGAGTATTGAACTCCCCCGGTATAAATTATTCAGTAAGTAGTTGTGTTGATCCAATTGGAATATCAACTGGTTTTTCATCTTCGGGTATTTCTCTTACAAACTCAATTGTAAGTATACCATTCACAAGTGATGTTTTGTCAATTTGCATATACTCACCTAAGATAAACTCTCGTGTAAAATCTCGGGCGGCAAGACCACGGTGAACATACACTTTATCACTTTCAGCTTCTTTTGAAGATGAGCCTTTGATAGCAAGTGTACGTGTTTTAGGGTCTAGCGTAATTGTAAGTTCATCTTCACTGAATCCTGCTACAGCCATTTCGACATAGCTAGAGTCATCATCTCGTTTGATGAAATTATATGGGGGATATTTTTGGGGTTTTGTAGAACCAGCATATTCAAAAATATTATCAAATCCAATTAAGGTATCAACAATGCTGGCTGGGAAAGTAGATGTTGTTATATTATAGTTATTACTCGTGTTCATATTAAGTTCTCCTTTTATAAGCGAGTGTTAATGGGATACACCGAAGTCGTATCCTCACATGTATTTATCACTAAACTACACAGAATAGTGATAAAGTTACCAAAGAAATGCAAAAAAGATTCTTGATTGATTCAAATTCGAAGTTAACCACAATTTTTCCTTTCATGTTAGAGGTTAATATCAATAATATTTATAATTATGTTACCGAATTTTGTTATATCATTATTAATACCTAGGTATTCAATTTATGTATACCTGCTTCTTTCAATTTATAAATCAGGCCAACCTCCATACCATAAGCTTCTACTTCCCATGGTGCATCATAATATGCATTTTGTTTCTTCTTAGGTTTCCATACCTCCCCCATCCAAGCATGGCCGTCACCAATATATGACAATTCATTCTTACAATACTGCTTCACATGAACCATTTCATGTGCGAGAGCAGTCAATAATTCTTGTCTGTGTACGTTGTTTGGGTTAATAGTAATGGTAAACCATCTAGGATTTTTAGTGCCATCTTCATTAACACAATGAGCCATGAAATCGGCTTTGGTGTCTATCTCTAGATCAATTGTAATATTTTTTACTGTTCTCGGGTGCAATAACTGATTTGCATAAAATGTTAGTACTTCATTATACTTATCGGTTGAAGCGTTTATGATCATTGCAAACAGTTTCCATTCTTGTCCATGTATTACCGTAATTATCAGTCATGTAGACTTGACGTTCAAAGCATTGGGTTGCATTGCTAGAAGAATACAACACGTTTCGGTTTGAATTCTTATTATATAACATAGTACCAAGAAGTAAACCCATTCCTAGATACAAAGGTGCATTATTATGCCGCTTATGTCGCCTGTGGTGCGACCCATAGCGATGATAACCACGCTTATTATAATTATTATAATAATGATTATAATGGTGTTTGTTGTATCTATGACCATGGCCAGGATCAGCTATAGCCTGTGTGGGCAAAGCTAACATAGCAGTAATACATAGAGCAGATAGTAGTTTCTTCATTCTAGATCTCCGTTTTTGGCTAAATATGAAATCGTACCATGAAGTTTTTTATTGCGTTTAACTTCAAGGTAAGTCTTTTCCAATTCATCATCATCAAGACCGTTAAGATGAATCAACCATTTTTTTGCATTCTTAAGATTAGACTTCATTTTAGGTTTTCCTCTGTACAACCATGGGCAATACAATTAATATCTATATCAACTAGGTTGCCAATTCTATATTCAATCTTCATCAAGTTCTTTCAATTTATTTGCAACATCAATCAGATATCTGGCAATTGCTATGTTACGATATTGACCTCTAGTAGATTCAAAATCATCATCTTCTAATGCTTTAGCTTCTAGTTTAAGTCCTTGAATAAGTTCTTTAATCGAAGTAGCTTTACTATATTGTGGATTAGTCAGTGACATCGTATTCCTCCGTTCTAATACCTCTAACAACACCAGCATTCTTCTCAACGAATTCCATTGGCTCGTCTTTCACAATAGAGACTTCTTCCTTTGGCTCTGGCGGCAGTGTAGAGGGAGACCACCAGTATGGGACCTCTCTGTTTTTCCATGCGGCTAGTTTAATCTTGTCATGGTTGTAGTATTTACGATAAGACTCTACCGTATCGCCTGGAATCTTGTATGCATCTGGCATTGCAGGTGTAACAGGAGTTCTGGCACCAGGTTTGATATTCTTTGGTGCAGACTTGAGATATGGAATCAACTTGGCACAACCATGGACTTTGCCATACCGAAACGTGTATTCTTCTAGCAATGCAACCCATAGACTGAAAAGCCACTGGTAGTTTTGTTTGTTATGTCTAGCCCAGATTGCAGATGGATGATTAGGATGAGTAGCCTTGTATAGATTGTCTTCTAGCACTGCGTCTGGATGGCGCCAACGCTTAATCTTGCGACCATTTGCAGTCTGGTCATAATACTCGGTGCCGTCCAGCATACGGTGTGCAGTGGACAGCAATTGAGCATACTCGATATTCATCTTGACCACATGCTTGTCATTGTGGTATTTGGCAGCCGTAGTCGTCACTCGGTCAAGTTCAAAGATATTCACTTTATTTACCTTTGCTTTCCATCAGTTCAATATAACGTTCTGTATTGTCAATCCATTGCTGAATAACTTCCATATCCTTATCATTCAGCATATAAGACTTATTATAGCCTTGCAATTCTTCTTCGTGATATGCATGTTCAAGTGATGAACTGCACTTAAACCGAATTACATCAAACTGCCAAGCTTCATTATCTTCACAATACCACATTGACAGAGCCATACCACGTTGGCGACGTGAAGGAAGAGGTTCCTGATTATCAGGGTGTGCAGCCGCTTTCATAACAATATCGGACGAATCTTCATCATGCAGAGTGATAGAATACAATTCGCCAGCATCTTCAATACCAGCCTCTTGATTAAGAGCATTAGCGGCAATGACTGCCATGTCAGAATCAGATGCTACAACCATCTGGGTTGCATATTTGTATTCTACGGTATAGGTGTTTGACATGGTATGTTTCCTTTTGTTCAAACCTTATACTATTATAATAACACACTGGTTTGAAAAGTAAACAACTAATTTACGATTTTTGAATATTTTTTTAATTTTTCTAATTTTTCACCTGAATACTTCTTAGTAAGTTCTTGATCTAGGTCTAAGAACTCATGCACCAAATTATACATGCAAAGTAAGTCACCCAATTCTCTTTGTAACTTATCAGTATGGCCATCGAGAGACCACCTCATAAGTTTACTGGCTTCAATACTAACTTCAGAACATTCTTCCATTAGAATAACCAAAGTTTCTTCAAGTTTATTCATCAAATATTCTCCTTATGTATCCACCATTGCTCATCATTCATTGAAAAGACTGGACGGTATTCATATTTCACCTTAATTGGCTGGGGCGCCGGGATTCGAACCAGGACCGACGGATTCAAAGTCCGTTATTCTACCATTAAACTAAGCCCCATTTGTTAGGTTATTTAACCTTGGAAACAGTTTTAGACATATCATAGACCTAATATAGAAGCTGCTTTACCTGCATCGAGAGACTTGCCCTCCCTCAACCAATCTTCACATTGCTCAAAGTAGAAAGCAGCATCTTCATACCCAGCAGCTTCTAATTGCTGCTTACAAGCTTTAAAGAACTGCAACTGCTTCATAGCAAAACCATTGTCCATACCTGAAGCTTTATAAGTTTTACCTGCTCTCTGATTCATAATAATCTACCCTTAAAATTACCCGTCATGCCAATTAGCCATCTTATATCTTTCTCTTGGTACACCTACAAAGTCACATTTATATTCACTCATCTTATCGTAACTAAGATGTGTCCATTCATCTCTTTTATTCCACAATTTCTTTGCAATATCTTCAAAGTCTGCTAACTCAACAAACTCTTCAATAATGCATTTCATATCTATTACTTCAGTGAAGTTAAATGAGTCCCATTCATGATGGAATACTTCAAATACTACTCCATCATCATCAACATAATCTACACTTATATCAATTCCCCATTTAGGTTTCATTTTTATCATCTTCCAGATAAGGGGATTAACATATGTAAAGTCATTAAGCCTTCTAAGAGCCTCATCAGTATATCCTTTTCTTTCTACTAGGATTGCATGATTAAGATGGGCTCCGTATTGCTGGTCAGTCTGCCAATACCAAGGAAGCCTGATAGACCATTCACCAACTTGATGCTGACCTAACCGGGCTTCGTAATTATTAGTTTTAGCATGCTCTCGTTCTAGCCCACAGAGCGCATAACCATTTTGATCGAAAGTTTTTAGTGAATCACGTTTAGTATAATGAGTATCGTCTACCGGTTTATCCCAATAGCCATCATGGTTAAGCCGCCATAATGTCTTCTCTAGTTTCATTTAGCGTAAGTCCCCTTGCAGTGTGCAGCATTAGTAGCCTACCATATACTAAGAAACGTAATCTGTTCCTCGAGGATACTGCCAATTTATTTATCCGTTTCCGAATAATGTTTGTCACACAATGTGACAATATATGGTAAATCTCTGGTCTTACCAGGTTCACCACAAATTTCACATGTACGTGTTGATAAAGTTTCTGCTTCAGTTATAAATTGACTTACTGCAAAAGCATCAGTATCATGTACATCCTCAAGGATATAGTATATCCTCAATTCGCCGAACTTTTCTTTAATTTCAGTGATGGTAATACTACCAGCACCATTTTCTAAAAGTTCTTTAATTTGATTAAAAGCTTGATCAACCAAATCATACCAACCCTCACCAATACTATAGGGTGTATTGCAAATATCAGCGTGTTTATTTTTTAATTCAATCATACTATTATAATACCACACCTAACTCAAAAGTAAATACTTATTTTTAATTAATTTCTTGCAACCTATCATAGCATTCACCTTCTATGCTATCACTCAGTATATTGGCAATCAGAACCCAAATTGAGTCAAAATCACCAAAGATCACCTTTTGATAAACTTTGTTGCCAATTTTATCTACACCTAGGTCATGAACCTGGTGTAGATAATTAAGCTTAAATTTATCAGAAGTGGGGGTCATAATATTTTTATCTATTTTCTTATGTAGAGGTTTCATGTCTGCTTAAACACTTCATTAAAAAATAAGGGCAGCCCGGGCAGCCCTTATTTCAAAGTCAAGTTGAATGGTGGTTAGTCCGCTACGCGGCGCCAACCTTCAGGGCTGTATTCGCGCTGGCGGCGAACACGGTATACACCTGGATCGAAGAAGATTGGCTCATGAGTGTCATAAGACCGTTCATGAGTTACCTTGGTACCGCTCTTAACTTCAAGAACAGCTTCAAGGGGGTCTTCTGGATTGGCGAACATAGTCACCGCACCTGAGTCCATCCAGTGATGATGCCCAGTTTCTGAATGGGTCACAATGACTTTACCATCAGCTTCTGGTTTTACCTCGGTGAACCCTTCAGGAACACTGTTGATACGGATGAACATCACATCACCCTGTGCAGCTACACGATTAAAGGTTTTCATCTTATTTTCTCCTTTCTAAGTTCTTACCTCGGGAACAATGTAGTCGTTAACATCGTCAATACCATAAGACCACATATTGGCAGCCAAAGCAGTATCGGTTTGGTCACTTGATAGGTAATCTCGGGCAGGTGGAATTGGCAGAGCAAATTCACGACCGGTACCACATTGTACCAACAAGAACCGTTCCTTACCAGAGTCAGGCAAGTCTACTTCAACAAGCATACCAACTTCTGGGTCTTCATCTTTGTCGATTGTCACATAACCCAATTCATCAAGGATTTTGTTCCAACCAAGCAATTCACATGCCACCCGGCGCTGTTCGATATTTTCCCACGTAAGGGCAACTTCGGGTGTCAGGGTTTCAGGCTTTTCAACCCAATCACCTGGGAAACGAACACCGTGCCAGACATATACACCAAAACCATCACGATATTCAATGGCTGGTCCGAAGTCACAGTGTGCACGACCTTCTTCATCAGTCATAATGGCAGTAGGGCGGTGCTGAAGAATTGCATCAGTATCATATGGAGACCACCAACCACAATGGTTAGCGAGCTCAATCAATCCGTCAAGCTTATGACATTCTTCAATGTCAAGCTCATCTCGGAAGTATTTATAAAACTGAAGCCATGGGATATCTTGGAACCCATAACACATGTTATTAAGAATATCATTCTTAGATTGTGATGAGTCCATTTTTGAAATCATGTCAATCGCATGCATGGGGCTATCCGCTACATGGAAATTGGCGGGCGGATCAAGATCAACGGCCTTATAAGCCATTTCAACTGCTACCTTAGCCTTATCAAAATCAAGAGGCTCTGTAGACATACCAATCTTAATACCTTCTTCGGCATAGACCGGCAACAGTGCTTCCTGTTCTGGGGTTAGTGACTCAATTTTACTACTCATAATATATAATCTCCATTGTTTATATGAGAGTTTCAGTTAAAGAACCGCTTCTTCGGTTTTATTTACCTTAAAAGCAAAATCATAAGGATTATTTAGTGTGTTAAAGTACTGTTCTCTGGGTAGCATTAGCTATACAGCTCAATGCAGGCCGATCGATAACCAGCTTCCCATTCATTCCGCAAAAGTTCTTCACCTTGCTTTACATAGGGATTAACGGCGGGAACTAGTTCACCCCGATCATTACCATTCGTAGCTTCTTCATAAGAACGATAACCCAGAAAGAATGCATATTCAGTATCAAAATTTTCTTGCATTATTCTTCTACCTTTCTGTAACGATTTACTTCACCATTGAGCCTATCGTCTACCATGATTTCATCTTTGTAACTAGCCATAACTCTAAGTTCTTCTACCGATAGAGCATAATCAGCCGAACGAAGAACTCGCATAACAGCATTAGCAATACCAGCTTCATTCCGACCTGTTTCCATAGCATCTTTTACAGCTTTAACTGCATCAGAATAAACTTTGTCTGGTAAAGTCCAAGACATATCAGACATATCTTTAAGTGAACCAACTCGTCTGATATATTCCTGACCACCATCGACTGAAATTGCACCACAACTACATGATACAAAATCATGGCTGTGCTTAGAAGAGATTACATCACCACACTTATTGCACATAGCTTTATTTTCTACAATCATTACAATTATTGAATTGTCCCATATTTAAGCTCAAGTTCATCGGCTACATTTGTCCAGTAGGACTTCACCCATTGTTCATCACTGTGTTCAGCAATAAGCCGACATTTAGCAATTTTATATACCAGATCATAATTAGGCATCAGGGAGAAATCCTACATAGACGAAATACATAATTGCGATAAAACACAATAGAGCGATAGCTTCACCAAGAGTTTTTAACATGGTATATTCCTTCCTTATTTAATATACAAAACGGTATCAATGCCGGTATCAGTAAGACCACTTTCGTAATCATTTTCAGCATCGTAGCCACATTCCATATTACAAAACAGACCTTTTTTATGCAAGCTACTCATAACACCCTTACATGTATTGATATCCAGGCCAGTTGTGTTGGATAAGTCAGTAGCATTAAATATGACTACATTATCTTCTTTTTCGAACTCATTCCCATAGTTCCAAAAGGGCATAGTACCTTTTAAAACAACCTTTTCAAGATCGGTAAGATTGATATGATTAGTCATGGTATGTTTCCTTTGTTTCAAACCTTATACTATTATAATACCACATCTAAGATCAAAGTAAACAACTAATTTCGTTTTTTGATAAAAAATTATGACCAAAGTGCTCTATAGTATTTGGCAAATAGGTCCAAACCCTTTTGGATACGCTTTTCATCACCACCCATCATATCACCATCTTGACTTATCATCTCAAATGAATAGATCATTTTGTCAAGAACATGATCCCACCGATAAAAGAAATTCTTATCTGTTTTACCGTCATAGTTATATTGCTTTAATTCTTCGTCTGATGCTCTAAGAATAGGTGGTACATCTTCATTTTCAACAAATGGTGCCCCATGTTTAGTTTTCTTGAGCTTCAGCAAAGTAGGTGCAATGATATGTGCTAAAGTAAGATCAGCATTCCATACATCATAGTCATGTACTTTAACTTTGATCTTTTGACCATTCTTCTTAAAGTTACTAATCTTTACTTTCATAACAAAATCTTAATGTTTCTTACGAACCTTTAGTGATGCATCAAATTGTGCCAACATACGGTCGGCAGCCGTTCTTGACCGCCGACCGAGTTTCTTGTTTGCCTTAGAGACAGATTTACGTTCACCTTTTGACTTCACAGATACACGTGATTTCTTTTTTCCCATAACAAAATTCCTTCTAAATTAGAGCCAAGATCAATAGACCAACACCAATTGCAAGTACTAGTCCTGCATTATCTTTGATCCAATCTTTAGCCTTTTGAATATACTTCATAGTTGAAGCTCCTATAGTTTGATTTTAAGTGTTGAACCAAAAATCTGAGATTTCTTATTCCAGTCCCCATCTGTATCTAGTTGGTAAAAAGGACCAATTGATACTTGATCTAGAACCGAATAATCAAACCCAACCTTGGTTTTTGTCCTGGTGAACTTTTGCCCAGGTACACCAAAACTCCACATCGGTGACCAGTTAGCATAAAGACTCACCTTTTGCACATTATATTTAACACCTACTTCAGGTCGAACCCGGAGGTGATCATCACCCTTAGCATTAAAAATTCGATATTCTACTCTAGGAGTAACATAAAGCCAATCTGTAAGATTGATCTTATTTTCTACTCGAATTCGGTTTTCCTTCTTGGCACCACCTTGAGCATGGCGATATGAAACCTTGAAGTTCTTATAGACCTTCTTGACTAGGTGAAAGTGGAAATAGTCATCATTGAACCTATTCCTAACTTCCAGGCTGTAATCACCTTTACTTAATTGTGTATTGTGTTCCCATACACCAAAATCTGTGGCCTGAGCCGGTGCTGCTACTGTTAGACCGAAAGTGACAAGTGTTGCGAGTAATAGTTTCTTCATGTAATTAACCTATATTTTGTTTTAGTTCCATCTTTGAGTGATACAAGCTTCTGGTTTCTGTTACCAAACTTAGACCATGAAACATGTACCCATCCTGAATTTGTTTTACCATCCTTGTAATATTCTAGAATGATTTGATCAATATCTTGTGTATTAGATATCCATCTGAATAGTTCTTTATTGTCTACACCCATAATTTCAATATCAGCCGCTTTTCCTTTTATATGTTGTGACTCTGTTGCGCCTCCTATTGCTTTGTTAAGCTTTTCTGATCTAAACCCTGATGTAATAATAACAGGTTTATTCCAGTATAAACGAATTGGCTCTAATACTTTATTGCACAATAATTGAATATTGAAATATTCTTGTGCACCAGGTACGTTTGAGATACCCTTACGAAGCGCAGTATTAGACCTAGTAAATTCGTCTAGATGGAAATGTTCTGATAATTGTTTATTCATTTATATAACTCTGATTTGCTTAATTTTCTTAGTCTATAACTTAATTTTGGTTCTTCAACTCATTTTTTGCATGCTTTCTGTTATAGCGCCCAATATAGTCTTCACATAGTAGTGTGGTTTTATACTCATTGGGCATTATTGTATAATTAGATCGTTTACCATTAAGATAATAGGTAACAGAAAACCGTTCCCCTTCTGCACACACTTGAAGCTTAACTTTACCGTCATCTGTTTTGTAATCTTTAACTTTTCTTATTTCTACCATTTTATTCTCTTATAACTTTTAATTCAATTAATTCCTAATTTGATCCCAGACTTTATCATTGACTTGATCCCAGACTT